CGATGGCGCCTACCATCCCGATTTGGCCCTGATATTGCTTATGCGCCATGTCGATCTTGTCCTGGGACAAGCCGACCTGCTGCCGCTGGTTCTGGAGCAGCATGTTGTCATACTGCGCCCGCGCGTTGGCTAGACCCTGCGCCTGACCGTAGATTTCCAGAAGGTTATTCTGGTTCATCTTCGGATAAAAACTGGTATCCACTTCGGCCATTTTAGCGCATCCCGCTCCATGGGTCTTGGGCTCCGTACATACCCCCCCGGCTAGCCAGGTTGTTCATGTAATTGAGGCCCAAATAATTCTGGACGCCGCCGTTCAAGGCGCCCGCAGCGCCGAGGTATCCCGCAGCCTGCGCGTTGCCTTGGCTGATCAAGGAATTTCCGACATTCGCGCCGGTTTGTGTTGCCGCCTGTCCAGTCTGCGCCGCTGCGTTTGCACCCTGATTGGAGATAGACATCAACCTGTTGAAGGCATTCGTGCGGTTGATATTCTCCATGTCGAACTGTGTTTTGTACGTGTTGTCCGCCAAGCCGGTTGCATAGGCCGCTGCGCCCTTCAATGCTGCGCCAGAACTGCCAAGCCCTCTTGCAGCAGCAGCATTTTGAGTGGCCTTCAACCCCTGTGCAAGATTGAACTGATAACCCGGCGTTTGCACCAGATCGGCTTGAGACATGCGGATCGGCGATGTGTAATAGCCGAGATTGCCCATCAGATTGTTGAGAGCCCCCTGACCCGCCGTGTTGTACGGAAGTAGGTCCGCGCGCGTCTGCTCATACATTTCCTTTTGGTATTTCGCCGCCTGCCCTGCCGCCTTGGCTTGCTTTGAAGACCCTGCAAGGGAAGCGCCAGCGCCGACTACGGCACTGCCAACTATGGCTGTTGCAACCACGGCCCTAATCCTTCAAGAATTGCCAGAAGGTGATTTCAGTCTCCCGAAACCCCATGGATTCGATCAGCTTGCGCGCGTGCTTGGCGCGGCGCGACTTGATGCCCACCTGCATGAGCAAAACGCCCCGGCGCTTGCATTCCGCGATCCATGTGGCGAACAGCATCTTGCCACCATCCAATCCCCGCTGCGTCGGGTAGACGAAGAAAATGTCCCCCGTCGCCGTCAAGCAGGTCTGGTAGTGCATGCCTGGTGAGATGAAGCTGACGAGATAGCCAACCAGTTTCCCGGCCTCCCTCAGCGTGATGTACAGCACCTGTCCCGCTTCAGCCCGCGCAAGGTAGAGGCTGTATTGCGGATCAAGAGGTATCCCGGCGAGCTTGTGCTCTGACAGCTCGTCATAATGGACAGGAAGAAGCGGCTGGAGTTCTTCCAAAGCCGCCGCATCGAGAATTTCCACCTGCGCGGTTTGCATCAGGCGCACCGCACGTCGATAATCATGACAATCCGGTCATCCGCCGAATTATTCACTACGGAATGCTCCACTGAATTGTCGATCCACCAGAGATCGCCCGTCCTGAAATTCACCGTCTCATCGCCAATGTGAAACAGCGCCCCCGGAAGGGATTGGATGGCGAGCTGGTAGCGCTCGAAATACGTCGCAGGGGCGCCCCCGTCCACATGAGGCGTAATGACCGTGCCGGGGACCAGTTTCGTGATGATGACGCGGCCTAGCCTTGTCGCCTCCACAGTCCTCATAAGATCGAAGATGAACGGGCGAACATGGGGGAGCGCATCCCATGCGGGATAGGCCGAACATTCCATGTCATCGGTAATCGTTGCCGGGTCGCCCGTCCGCTCGTATTCCGACACATCATTGAAACGCAGGAGGATATCATTCACCTGCGCGTGGGCCGTATGTTGATGACGGGTGCGGATCGTGTTCTGATCCCACAATCCGGGCTGGCGCTGAATTGCATTGTGAAGCGGCGTGACGTTCAGACCAGCCGCGATCTGATGGAAATATTTCATGCAGGGACGAAATTCACTGTTGGAGCCACGGAATAGGTCACGGTCGCGATATCGCCGTTCGTTAAAGGAATGGGACCCGCCAAAACCCCGGTCGGTACTGTCACAGTCCCGCGCTTGATCGATATGTCGCTGACTGTTCCGCCCGACACAAAGAGCGTACCGATGATCGAGGCGGTATAGGTATAGGGACTTGCCCCGGTGGTGATTGGTTCTACGGACTGAGACGCAGAGACCAGCGCATTGAAGAAGCGTTGATATTCCATCGTCGGCCTGCCGCCTTCACCGACGACCGGAACCGTCGTAGAGGGAACGACAGGGCGAAATGGTCGCGTCATGTATTGGCCTCGAATACGTCGATCCAAGCCCCGTTGAGAGCGGTGGGGGCCGGCGCGGACCAAGACATTTCAAACACCCTGTCTCGGGCGATTCCAAGCCGTCTCCATTGCGGCTGGGTATAGAACTGGCCAGCCGAACCCATGGATTGTGCTATGGCGTTGCCATATGAGGCCCCGCGCGTGTCGCTCCATCGAAGCATGACCTGCGGAGGATTGGACGTGACCGTTTCAGGCTGCTGCCCAACCTCCATATCAGCTACGAAGCGGTCGTAGCGAAGGCGCTTCCCATCCTCTACCACATGGGGGAAGGTTCTGATCCGAGGGATGGCCACGCCGTTGTCTGTGTAGACATCGGGCGTCATGTTATAGATCCGGCCGTTCTGGTAATCTCCGACCAGTTCGACCCCGTAGGCATAGGCGAAGCAGTTGGAGCGATGCCTTAGAAGGTTGCCGTTGGAGTCGATCGAATTGCGCTCGTGCCAGAGGCCGGTCCCCAACTCATATACCCACGTCTTGTCAGCCGAGGGGAAGGTCAGGACGTAGAACGCATGCCCCTGCTGCTGGTAGCAGTACCCAATGGCATCATCGATTTTCGGATAGGACTGGATATCACGCTCGATGGCGTGGGTGGAGATGCGCTCGACGCTGTAGCCCTGCGTCTTGACGACGACGCCCTTCCCCTGATCGTCTTGCGATAGCCAGAACAGGAAAACGTCCTGCTGAGAAAGCGAGTATGGAGCAACGCAACCATGGTCGATGAACGCACCCTGGATGCGGCCGAAGGTGAAATCCGCCGCGCCGGTATTGGCCCAAATCTCCGAGCTGAGAACGCCGATCAGCCATAATTCGCCGTGGATCGCGGCAAGTGTCGCGATATTGTCCGCGCCGCCCGTTTTGCCCGCGATGTCCAGCGGATCAAAGGCTTGGCCGTGAACGAAATCCACTGTGTAGGCGAAGTTTGAGCCGCCGCCGATGCCGGAAATCCCAAGCACGTCGCCATTGGCATATCCGGTTCCGCCAGACGCAATAGACAGGCTGATGACCGATCCGCCGGACACAACGACCGATGCCGTCGCCCCCGAACCAGAGCCGCCCGTCAGTGTCGCCGCAGGATACGACCCATTCGTGTAGCCCGATCCTCCCGCAGTCAGTGTGCCTTGATAAATTTCCCCCTGAATGCCTGTGAGCATGTCATAGGTCGCGTAGGACAGCGAGATATAGAACTGAGGCGTTCCGGGCCGATTGAAGATGAAATACGTGTCGAGATAGTCGACCTTCAGCGCACCATAAAATGCCGGATCGGTGATCGCGCCGAACCGAAGGTCCGACATATCGATGGCATAGCCGGTTGACGTGTCATCCACGAGGACGACCGCCAACCCGTTGTCCGTCATGGAAACCGGCGTCAACTGGTAAGGAATGCTTCCAAGCAGCGTCCAGATATAGGATTCGCTGATGAAGTAGACACTGCCGCCGACAACCGCAAAAAGCGCCCCATTCGTCGCCCGATAGAGCGTGCGGACCTTTTCTATGTTGTTCGCCGTGGTGACGAGAAGAAGGCCTGGCGTAGGGTAGTGGGTTACGGGGACAGGTGGCGTGCCTGATGGTGGGTTAAGCTCGGGGTAGAGGTTGACCGAGCGTTGAGCTGACGCCACCAAGCTCCTGGCTTGGTACGCCCCTCCCAGCAATGGAAGCCTCATCTAGCGGGCTCAAACCAGCGAGATTTAGGCCAAGCCTTCATGCGATGTATTAGGCAGCCGACACTGATATTTGCCATGCGCGCCGCATGGGACTGCGGAAGTTTACCCCAAGGCGTATCGATAAAAACAGTGATGCTTCGGTTTATGATCTGCTGCTCCAAGGTCGCCCACCTGCAATTATCTGGCGTGTAATTTTTAGTCCCGTCGATCCGATCAATAGATAAGCCCTTCTCCCAAGTGGCCCCCATGTCAGCCCAAAAAGCCTCAAAAGACCCCCATCGATCGCAGACCGAAATGCGGCCAACATAATGCCTTGCGGCCTTGCACCGCCGGTGCATGGCTTTCCACGATCGATAGGCGGGGTGTGCCGAAAGACCGTGTTTTGTCAGATTACGGGCGCTCGTTACAGAGCGATGGCAGCCACACGACACAGATGTCCCCGAGCGAAGACTATTGAACTGAACGACCCTTTTAGATCCGCACGCGCATCCGCAATGAAAATAATGATGTGGACTTTTCTTGTGGCTATATGACAAAATTGTCCATTTTCCAAATATATTACCGACTACTGATTGAGTGTTCATTGCATTAATACACACTATCGGAGAATATATTATAAAGAGGACCGCGCGTAAGTTCAGAAGGAATCGTCAGCATCGGGATTTGTGTGTTGGTGTTCTTCACCGTGTTCAACGCAACCTTCGCCAAGGTAGCCAGTTGCGGCGAAACCGGAAGCTGGTAGGTCATCGAAAGCCGGATAGCGAGGTTAAGTTTGATTGCTTCCTCGTAGTCCTCCGGCAGTGCATATTGCGTCGTGAGCGACGGGAATGACTGGAGTTCACCCTTCACGCTCATGTGGACGTGATAGGTACTGTTCGGGACGGGCCAGACGAACACATTCCCAAGCGGGAACGCCGTGTCATAGAACAGATATGCCGGGAAAGACGAAAGGGTCTTCAATGCGATGCGGTCATAGTCCTCGCGGGCCTGGAGAACCTGAAGCGGATAATCGACGTTGTTGCCACCCGTCTGCGTGATGAGGCGGAAGAATGCATACTCGATGCGGTCGGGCCGCGTCGTGTCGATATAGCCGCCCGGTCCAATGGTGTAGGACACCGAACCATCCGGGATGAAATCGACCTGGCGCAGATGATAGACTAGCCAGCGCCGATGCCGCCATTGCGCCAGCATGGCATTCATGGCGATCAGCGCGTCATTGGCATCCTCTGCCAACGGCGTCTGCCCCACGCCAATCGCCCCGCAGATCTTGAGC